TGTCGTTCTTTAGTCAGATTGTCTAAGCCAACTCTTTCTACAACTCTAAAGAACTTGCCATCTCCTGCGTGTTTTAAGGCTCGTATAAGTAGTGCGTTTGGTTGCTGGGTAATAGCTGTAGAAAATAAAGCAAACTCGCTGTTGCTTTTTCTTTGTCCTGTTTGATCTGTAAAGGCTGTAGGGTATACCGCTACTACTGGACTAACTTCTGGTATTGGTACGTTTTTAAGTTCTTTAGACTGTAAATCTTGTATAGATACTACATTATTAGAACTATATCTTTGTTCGTATGTATCTTCGTATTGATCAAATATAGAACAACTAGAAAGTAAAAGTACCAATAGGTATTGTGATTTCTGTAACTGTGCCATCTGCTTCCGTTATCTTTAAAGTTAATGTTACGCCATCGCTAGTATACTCTATAGTATTACCTTCTAATGTTATGGTTCCAGAACTTGATGGTGTTTCGCCAAATAAGTTATTTACTAACTGTCTTGATAACTCAGCATATACTCTTGATTCTAGGTTACGCATAAATCTTGCAAGAGTAGAGTTTTCTTTTTCTCTTTCTATCTCATCCTGTAAGGCCTTAATCTCTTCCTTAATGGTTAATTTTCTTGAGAACTCTTGGTTTTCAATCGTAAGATAGTGTGAGCTGGTACCCATGCCGTTAAAACTAGGTGATTTAAACTTATGAACTATTTGGTCTGCCCAAAGGTTTTGAAAAAATATTCCTACAAACAACATAATTCCAATAACTACCATAATTTTAGTTATTAAAACTTTTTCAGCTTCTGCTTTATCAATCTTTTCTTTGGTCATCTCTATCCGCCTTTGCCAACCTATCGGTGTGCATTAGTTGTGGTACACCAAGTATAGTCTTGAGAAGTGTATCTTGTCTAATTATCTCGTTGTCTACGGATCGCACTCTATCAATAAGAGCAACCAAGATACCGTGTTGTGAGTCTAGTTTTTGACCTAGTCTTTGTTCTATTTCTGATATTTGAGCAGAAACTTTTTCATCAAGTACATCTACTTTAGTTTCCATGCCATCAATAATTTTATTGATCAGCTTCCAGATAAATAAACCTAAACCTATAGCTGCTGCTATTGGAAAACCAACTTCATTAATTAACTGAACTACAGAGTCCATGTTATTTAATAATCACCCCATACTTTAGCTTTTTTACCACCATGATATTCAACTGCATGACCTTCATCTATTAACATTTGACAGATATCTTTGCCATCTTCTGTGTAAGGTATGCCGAGAATACGTCCATATTTACCTTTACCAAGTGATTTAACTTTAAAACTACCGCAACATAACTCACCAAGCCTAGCCTTTGCAGCTAGACCTAATTTTTTTTCAGCAAGATCACGTGTCCTAGATTCTGGAGTATCGATCCCATGCAGACGAACTCTTTGTTTATGTAGCTTTACATCAAAGCCTAAATCTAAAATACAATCAAAAGTATCACCGTCTACAATACGGTCAAGTGTTGCGTTATAGACAAAAGCATCTGGTGATTTTGCCATTATGCGTCTGTGTTGTTTATGTTAATTTTAGCTTTTTTCTTTACTCTTTTAGTAGTATAAGCCTCATTAACATTTGGAGTAGATTTGTCGTCAGCAACATAGTGACCTTTTTTATTTCTTGATCTTACTTTAACTTTTTCAGTGCCAGTAACTTTATCCCAAAATTTACTAAGAATACCCATACTACTTCTCCTTTGCTTTACCTATATTTAAAGCTAAAAGATCTACAAACTTATAAAGTTTACCGATCCACGCATCATCTTTAGGCGTTGGCGTACTTGCTGCTATTAAACTAGCAACTGTAACTATTGTAGTAACCCACATAATAATATCTACCATAATATTTCTCCTTTATTTTGATCTGCATCGCAGACTTATTTTATTATAGTGTAAAAAGGCAATTATTTGAAATAAGAAGGCAAACCAATCATAGGTCTACCATCAAATTTATTTTGTTTAGCATCTTTACTACTTGCATCGTTGTAGTGTAAAAATACCTGTCCACAATCTTCACCTTCAAAAGGTTCTCTCCAATGTTCTAAATCACAACCACGATACATTAACATATCACCTGGGTTTAAATTTATTTCAATATCTGGTTCTATGTATATTGACCAATCATCACCGCCAAGATTCATAGTAGTAGATATTTCACAAGAGTATCTATCTTTGTGTTTTTTTAACTCGTCACCCTTTTTATAAATTCTAGCGTATGAATATGTTTCAACAAGGTTAAGTTCTGATTCTTTTTCCATAATAGGTTTTACTTTTTGTAGCAAAGTTTCCATCACAATATCGCTATAGTGTGAATAAGTTTCAGGTACTTGTTCATCATTCCAAACTCCAAAGTATTCGGTAAACTGTGATATGTATTTTTCATCAAATAAATGCCTAGCTACTTTTCTTTTATTTAAAAAATATTGATAACAAAAATCTGCTAATTCTTTTGATATTGCACCTTTGATTACTTGGTACTTATTTTTTTTAAAACTCATTTAAATGGGTATCCTAAATTCCAGCACACTAACGAGTGTCGTATACCTTTAGTTACAGGCTTAACTCTGTGCCAAACAAAAGAAGGAAAAACAATTACACTTCCTTTTTTTCTAATTTCTTTACATATTCTTGGTTGAGAGCCTTCGTCTGTATTTCTAAAATCAAACTCTAAATCTCCACCTTCGTATTCTTTAGGGTCAGTGAGTGATACAGTCATACTAAGTTTTCTTTGCTTACCATGAGTATTTATATTATCTGGTTGGTCATAAGGTTCTTCATGTGAGTCGCAATGCCAGTCATAAAACTGGTCTTTTTTGTATTCGGTAAACTGACAAGCTTCTGACCAATCCCAGTCAAAATTCCAATTAGCACTTGCATTTGCTTGATGTATGTAAGGTTGGATTTCGTTATATATCCATCTATCAGATATCCATACTACATCAGATTTTCTTTTCTTTTGTATATTTTTAATTTCTAATTGGGTAAGGTTTTCGGATTGAGAATAACCTGTAAGAGCCATTTCTTTATCCTGCTCTTTACCATATTTTACTATTTCATCACAAATTCTTTCTGGTATAACTGATTGAAAGTACCAGTAATACCATTTAAGATTCATTTTTTGTTGCGTAAAGAATTTTTAGTTAGTCCAAGTACCAGCTTTTACAAAGTCGTAGACTTCATCTAAACTCCACATTCCAGATGCTCCCGATACGAAACTAACTTCGGGTTCTTTGGTAATCACTACACCAGAACCTCCATTTGTTGATGCTGGGGCTGCTGCTCCAGCACCTCCTGCTCCTACAGTTATAGTATAGTTTGTGGCACCAACAACAGTTAATGTAGATTCAGCTGAAGCTCCGCCACCTGATGCTTCGCCTGGGACAGAAGATCTATAACCACCTGCTCCACCTCCTGCACCAAAGTCTTGGAAAGCAGTAATATTACTAGCCCAACCACCGCCACCGCCACCTGTATTAGCTGAACCAGCAGAAACCGTATTAGCTGGATTACCTCCGTTACCGCCACCTCCAGAACCTCCAGAACCAACATTTCCAGCACCGAAATAGTATTGACCTGCACCACCGCCACCAGCTCTTGTAACTGCTGAGCCAGTTATTGATGATGCAACTCCTGCACCTCCAGAACCACTTGCATAAGTAGGTGCTCCTACTCCGTTGCCACCTGCTGCACTAGCACCTCCACCTCCACCAGATACGTCTGCACCTAACTGGTTTGCTCTTGCACCGCTTCCGCCATTAAATCCTTGATTGGCTGTTCCAGTACCAAGAGCAAAACGACCTCCTCCGCCACCAGACCCTCCAGGTTGTGTTCCAGGATTAGGTGTGAAATAGCCTGTATCACCTCCTCCGCCGCCAGTTGAGGTAACAGTTGTAATGGGAGTTCCTGCTATAGAAGAGTCCCCACCTCTAGAACCAACAGTAAATGTTGGAGCTACAGGATGACCTCCGCCACCACCGCCACCTGCGATAATAAGGTATTGTAGTTCTTTTGTATGTGTTGC